TCATGCGCCTTCTCCATCTGTTCAATGAACTGCCGCTGTTGAAACTGGTTCATGCGCCAGTACCGCTGCCGTGCTTCTTTAAACGCCTCTACCGACCAGTCTTGCCTGCATCGACGCCACACCTTGTCCTGCCTGGCAGCCCACTTGTCTGCTTTGAATTTGCCCGCGACACACCTGTAATTGAAATTTGTGTGTTTTACAGATTTGCTTATAAGTTGTTGTATTCTATCAACTTGCAATTTTTCACTTGACGGATTTTCGGACATTGTTAAAATCATCTCTTAGCGCAGGGCTATGCTTCTCAAGCATGGCCTTTTTTGTTTTCACTTTTTAATTCATGTATTCGATAGCCTTCTGGCATAGCGTCATGGCTTCGTTTAGTAACATAAGCTAGCTGTCGCGGACGGCTTTGCGCCGACTTGAAACCACAGATTTTGCACTCCGATTCGCTGATCGCTACAGCGCACCGCACGCACTGGCCCAGAGCCTCACGCCTAGCCATCAAGCCATCACCCTGCTCAATCATGCTGCTTGCTCCAGATCCCGCACCGCTATGCCTTGCGCTATGTCTGCCAGCGCCTCACGCAGATATCCCAGCGTCAGCGTCCCTGGCTGGCCTTGCAGATATTCCGGCAGCGCCATGTGGGCTGCATCAGTGCTGCTAAACCAGCGACTGCTGTGACGCCTGACAGGCACGTCATACAATTCTGCGATATAGAAAAGACCGCGCCCGTCTTGGATCAGGCGGCTGATTTCACGATCTGCATCTTGTAGGGCTTCAGTGCGGGTCATAATCATCAACCTCGACATAGCCACGGCCCTCGCACACCGGACATTCGCCGTGCCGCGTATCGATGAACCCGCTGCCAGATCGATAGTCCGGCACGGCATATTCAACCTCGCACTCGCCCTGCCCCTCGCAATGCGTACATTCCGGCAGTTCTTCCCAAAGACCAGGCACCCTGCAAATGCGGACCATCCGCGCCGGTATCTCACTAAAGCCCCTAGCCACCCTCTGCCTCACACATCTGTCTGATAATGTCGGCTTGGCTGGTGCCGCGCAGATGCAGCAGCGGCTTTAGATACGCCTCTACATGCGCCAGCCGCTTGGCGGTGACGCAGTACACACCGCAGCATTTCAGGCGCTCTTGTATGTCCTTCTGATTGGCTGACAAGCTGCCGCCCTTGGGGCGCTTTAACTCAACCATGATTGGCCCCTGATCAGCCGGTTCACGCCAGCCATGTTCAGGCACAAAAATTTCTAAATCAGGCCAGCCAGCCGCCATGCCCAGCTTTTTCAGGCGCAGCTTGTAGCTAACATGACGCTTGCCCTCATTGGGGCTATGATGAAACACACTGCCTAGCGGCAGGGCCACTTGCAGCCAGTGGACTACATACTCTTGCAGCCCGTCCTCAGTCATCTTGATAAAAGTCGTTGGGCGTTACTTCGCCAGCACTTAGCTGCACGATTTTACGCATGTTGCTGGCTTTCGGTATCAAGCGCTGTTCATGGCCCACAGGCAGGCACCAGCGGCGCACAACAGTCGCGTGTGCAGCCCCTACAAGCCTAGCCAACTCGCTGTAGGACCAGCCCTTACTTTCGCGATATTCGTTCAATTGCATAACGTCATCCGTACAAAATATTTGTACTGACGTTATATGACTTGACCTATTAAGACAATAGGCTTACCTGTATCAGATGTTTGACTGAAACCGACAAGGTGATAACATGAATATGTGTTCAGTGATGGAATGTGGGCCTGTGGCACCGAACAATTTGGACAAGATGATCAGGCGCAGCGGCCTGAAAAATAACATGGTTGCCGAACTCAAAGGCATCCAGCCTGCCACCTTGTCACGACATAAATCCGGCGACATTGGCATATCGCTTGGCGACGCTGAAGAATACGCAAAAATCCTGAACTGCACGCCTCAACAGATATTTTTTGCCAGCCCACCCATCCCGGTGCTGGCCTGCGTTTCCCCGTGGGATGACGAGTGTGGTGAAAAGGCAAAAACAATATGCCCGCACCTGATCGACTCAAACAATGGAAAAAATCCAACATTAGTGATGGGTCATTCAGGTGGTCATATGGAGCGCATGGCACCCTATCAAAACAAAGCAATATATATGCACGATTACTATCTGCACGACACTATGTGCGTGTACTGGGACATGGCAAATAATCTTGACCATCCATCAGCTTGGATGAACGGCAACCTTGATATAGTCAACATCGATCCGATGCAAAACGGGATGGTGGACAAGGAATGTCTTGGCCACTACAGCATCGTGAAAACAACAAACCGACATTTGCTTTACGGTGTCGTTTATCAAACTGGCAGAAACCGATATTCACTTGAAAGCAACAATTTCGGCATGCACACGGACCTTGAACTCGAATGGGGCTGTCCAATCGTCTCAATGATAATACGCCCAGAACTTCGGGAAATGCAGTGGGTTGACTATGACGTGACGAGCTATCAGGATCAATTGATGGGATCTAATAAGTAATTTTAGGTACAAAATAATAAAAGTATATTGACGGAATAAGTAAAGAATATTAAACCTTGGCAGGAAGCTATTTCTGTTGAGGTTTTTTTATGTCGCTACCACCGTCCACTAAATGGGCTGCTGACAAGCACTATTTCCATCACAGCAATCCGGCATCGCGTCCAATCTGCCGGACATTGTTTGAGAAGTGCGTCATTCGTCCCAAGGTGTCCCAAGCCTGGGCGGTCCTTAAAGGCGATAAGGTGGGCGACACAGACGCCGCCAAAGCTACTGTAAACCTATATAAAGATGACAATGCCAACATGCTGGCAGGGCGTGTGGTACAAGACTGCGCCAACCTACATCTGATTGATGGCCACACTATTGAGGCTGTCATTCGGCAAGGTTTGAGCCGCTTGGATGAATACAAGCCGCGCACCTGGGATGATGGCAAAGACGAGCGCAAGCTGGCGGTCAACCGCGCAGAGTTTGCCGATGTGCTTACCAATGCCATTGAAGGCGTGAAAGAAGCACATGCCCATTACGGGCTGAACCGCATTGACGGTGAATCTGAAATCTTCACCAACTTGTCTGGCCTAGAACTACCCTACTCCGGCTTTCCTGATTTCTCGCGCCGCATTGAACTCAAGACAAAATGGTCTAGCGCTGCTGCAAACACCAAGTCTGGCAAGCGTGCTGCCAGCCTGCCCACACAGCCGGACTGGTCACATACAAGCCAGGTTGCAGGCTATTGGGCTGGCACCGGCCTGATGCAGACCATCGTGTATGCCAACGCCAAAGATTTTCGCGTCTTCAACGCTGACAACAGCGACAGGCTGACCAATGAGGGGCTGCAAGCTGCCCTAAACCACATCACAGCCAAGTGCGCGATCCGCGAAAACATCCTGAAATCTGCCGATACGGTGGAGCAAATGCTGTGCCTGATCGAGCCAGATTTTGGACATATGTGGGCGTGGGATTTGCGCCCAGAGGTTTTGACAGAGGCAAAAAAACTATGGGGGTTCAGATGAACAGAAACCTTTTGTGGCTTCACGTTGATGAAGCTGGTCGCCCGTTGCGCCGTTACTCATGGGTGCGCGAAACACTCCGCATTTTTGGCGTGATCGTCGCTTGTATGTTCACGATTTTCAGCCTGTGGTGCTTCATCGTGCTGCTTGACCTGGTGGTAGCATGAACCCGCAGCCCACGCTGTTTGAGGCCTTGCAGGCACCGCGTAACGGGCGTGAAGCACGGTTTCTATCGTTCCACCAGGCTAACCCTGTTGTGTACCAGCTTTGGGATCGTTTCACCCGTGAGGCGATTGCCAAGGGCCACAAGCGCGTTGGCTCACAGATGATCATGGAACGCATCCGCTGGGAAACCACGATTAACATAATTGATGCACGCCCGGATGGTGAGGCGCTCAAGATCAATGACCACCACAAGCCATACTATGCGCGGCTGTGGATGAAGAACAATCCAGCCCATGCAGGGCTTTTCAACACTAGATCAGTTGAGGGTGACAATGAGTGATCAGGCAAAGATCAACGCAGCAATTAATGCCGCCATGGGCCAAGTGCAGAAGCTGGCCAAGGGTGATCGCAACCAGCACGGCAACTATAGCTTTGCGTCTGTTGATGCGTTTTTGGATATGTGCCGCCCGATCTGCGCTGAACACGGGCTGCATCCGCAAGTTGATAGCGTAGGCACTGAAACATTTAGTGCAGGCAACGCAAAACTGTGGGCCAAATTTAGCTACAAGATTGGCATGGGCCATGTGTCAGGTGAAAAGACAGATCCTGTCGGCATGGATGTCATGCTGCCCCTGACTGGCGCACAGACCAGCGGCAGCGCCCAGTCCTATGCTGTAAAGCAATATCTGCGTGCGCTGTTGCTTATCTCAACAGGTGAGCGTGATGACCCTGACTTTCATCAGCCAGCACCAAGTGACGGCGTGGGCGCAAAAGAAGCAGCGCCTGCCGCTGATTACGATCTGGACGCGCTTGAAACCAAAACCAAATCATTCAAATCACTGACCGGCCTCAATGCTTGGATCGGTGAAATGAACCCAGTGCTGACTGCGATGCACAGGGCCAAGCCTGACGACTACAACCGCTTCTATGCTTTCTGGAAAAAACAAGAGAAGGACATCCAAAATGGCACAACCTGAATACAAAGCTGGCAAAATTCAGTTGGTGCGAGGCGTCGAGATTGACGACAATATGAGCATCAGCTTTTGGTTCAACATCAGTGACCCTGATCTGAAGGCACGTTTGGACGCCTATTATCAAGCCACCAAGGACGATTTTAAGCAGCAGCCTGGTTTGGAGATACAGGTCAAGATCGGTGACACATTCCACCGCGTGGCCAGATCACGCCTGTGGCTGAACGACGGCGCACCACGGCAGCAAGCACCGGCACCGGCTCATGCACCGCCACCGCCACCACCGCCGCATACGAGCGTGCCTGATGCACCGCCACCACCACCTGGTTATGGGGCTGCAAAGAATGGCTACTAACGCACTACTGACGGTCAGGGAAGCGTGTGACGCCCTGTTTGGTGAAGGCTACAGTGAAGCCAGCCGGAAGCGCGTCAGACGCTGGATTAAGGATGGCCAGATAGCGGCCATTCAAGATGGTTCACGTTGGTTCATACCGCGTGCCGAAATTGTGAAATTAGGTGGGATTGATGAACAAACACAAAGCAGCATGGACGCCTGAAAAGCGTGCCGCGCAAAGTAAGGTTATGAAACGCATATGGGCAGCAAGACGCCAAGCGGTGAGCATTGAGCCGCCACCCAGAAACTGGGTGCAAAAGATTTGGGATGTGATGAGAGGGGCGCACTAGCGCCCCTTTTTTTTATCCGAATATTGCATTGGCAGCGGCAGACCGCGCCTTTTCTTGCTTTGCCTCATTCTTTGAAAAATGGCCATATTGGCGGTAAGTGAATGACGGGTTGCTGTGGCCCATCAAGGCCGCAACCTCTGCCCAATCTTCACCCAAGGCCGACAACTGAACACTTGCAAAAAAGTGTCTCATGTCACCCCAGACCATGCGCTCAATACCGGCACGCTTTGATGCCCGTTCAATCAATTCACGCAGTGTCTTTTTTTGCTTTGGCAAACCAGCGGCTGTGGCGAACACCAGATCGTCATCGCTCGAATGGCGGCTTTGCATTTTTAATTCACGCAACGTTTGCATGGTTTCACTTGGCACAGGAATCGTGCGGAAACCGCGCTTCGTTTTTGGCTCACCAAGTTCACTGGTTTCTGTTTTGACAGCTTGTTCAACCCGAATCGCGCTTTCTTTAAAATCAACACAACGCCACGGCAGCGCACGCAGTTCACCTTGACGGATGCCAGACGACAACGCTGTCAGCACCATTGCACGGCTTGTCAATGTCTCACCAGTCAAGCCTTGTGCTACAAGTTGCTGGACAGTGTCGGGCTGAATCTTTGGCGCACGGTCTGCAATTTCTGTTGATAAGCCAAAAGACACTTTGTCCAGTGGGTTGGTATCAATCCACCCCCTTGCCTGGCAATAATTCAAAAACGCTTTTAATGCTTTGATGCGTTTTTCAGCCGTCGCTTTGCTTTTGTTTTCGCCTTTGATTGCCCGTTTAAAAGCCGCAGCCAAATCATCTTTGTTCGCTCTTGTAATCAGTTTGTCCAGCGCGTGCTTGCTAAACATCTTGCCATCAATGCGGATGGCTAACGCAAAATCCAAACCGCGCCTTATTTCTTTTAGATGCGACAATGCAATCTCTTGATCATCAACACGGCGCGTTTGTGATTCTAAGAATGCGGCAGCAGCGTCAGCGCAACTTTTGACTTTCACGGGCTGGGCGATCATGCCTGTAAGAAACTTGGCCTTTAGCATTTCCGCTTCTGCTAACGCCTCATCCTTTGTGGCAAAACTACCATACTTGTCGCTGCGACCCACGCGGCTTGCATTGATGCAATAGCAGTTGTTGTCGGCACGAAACCTAACTGGTAAATCCTTCATCAATTTGCTCCCGTTTTGATTTTTAACTAAGAGCAGTTTAACGGAAAAGGACAATCACTGCAAATAAAACTGGACTGAAACTGGACTGACACAAAAAAACAGCCCCCAGCCGGTTAAGGCCGAGAGCTTGTTTTTGATGCTATGCTTGGGTTTGGGGATGGCGGGAGTGACGGGACTCGAACCCGCGGCCTCCGGCGTGACAGGCCCGATTTTACTGGTTTTTGACCAACAAAATTGGCTGCTTCTGGGGCATTTTGGGAAATCTTGGCAGGGGCTGGTAGCCAGAAAACTGGACTGAAACTGGACTGGATTTATGCCCTAGCTTTGCGCCTGTTTGCAAAGGTTGCTACGTTAGTCGGCTTGCCACCAACGCCCTGCTTTTTAGACCGCTTGCGTGACACAGCAGACTTGATCTGTGACTTGCTCATGCGCCCTGCCTTTGCGGCTGGCACGCACTTGGGATAGCCGCGTTTGTTTTGCTCTGAAGAGGTGC